TGAAAAGGTGCGGTTTAGATGTTGGGAAAACAAGGACGTCCACGAAGTCAATATGAAGTTTGGAGAGTGTTGGTATTTGGATGACCGAAAGCCGCACGAGGTAATAAACGACGGGAAAACGGACAGGATTCATCTTGTGATTGATGTTCCCACCAATGAAAAGGTGCGGAGGCTTTTTAAGTGAATGAAATTTTCCAAGAGGATTGCTTGCACACAATGAGGGAACGCAAGTTGCCTTATGATTATGTTTTCTTTTCGCCCCCAGAATATGACGAACTAGGATTGGAACCAGTTAAGCAGGACAAGGAATATTTTGGCTGGCTGCGGGATGTTTTGAGTAGCCTTGACCCACAAAAAAATCTTGGGACAATTGTCATTAGCGACAGACGACACAAACGCAAGACGATACCAAAGCACGCTCGGTGCCTTGAGATAATGGAGGGGCTTGGCTGGGAATTGTTGTCGCAAAAGATTTGGGAGAAGTCTAGTCGCGTGAGTTTGTACCGCATCAATTACGCCTTTGTAATGACATTTGGGCGCGGCCAATTTAACTCTCGGAACGTCAAAAGTTTTTTGCCTGATGTTTGGGTTCACCCGCATAAATCGTTTAACGGTTATTCCTACAACATGCCGAGGGAGGTTGTCGCAAAGTGTTTGCAGAATTACACAAAAAAAGGGGATACGGTTTACGATCCGTTCATGGGCAGCGGCACAACTGCGTTGGCTTGTGTTGAGCTTGGCAGAAATTATCTGGGCAGCGAAATTGACGGCAAGACGTTTAAGCTCGCCCAAAAGCGTTTGGGTATTTTATGAATTCCAACTGGGAGGTATTTGCATTTTTAAAGTCGCTCCCGCCGTTGGGAGTTTTGGATTGGGCGCAGGAATCCGTTCACTTGTCGCCCCGCATATCTGAGACGCCCGGGCCATATTCGACGCGCCTTTACCCTTACGTGGATGAGGTGTTGGAATGTTTGACCAACCCCAAGGTTCAGCGTGTCGGCTTGTGCTGGGGAAGCCAGACGAGCAAGACCACAACCTTTTACATCATGCTGGGCTACACAATCGACAGACGCCCGCGCCCTGTGTTGTGGGTGTTTCCAAACGAGGCACTTTGCAGGGCGTTTTCCGGGGATCGTTGGTTGCCTTTTTGTAAGGAGTCAAAAGTCATTGCAAGTCATATCCCCCGGTACGGTGACGGCACAATCAATTCGGATTTGTTCACTTTAAAAAAGCAGGAGTTTCGGAGCTGCACGATGAACTTGGTGGGCGCGGGTTCCCCTGCCAACATTCGTTCCTACCCTGTGTCGATCCTTGTGCTGGACGAGATTGACGTAATCCCAGAGCAGACAAGGAGGGAGTGCATGGATCGAATCAAGGGCAGGGCAGATTTTAAAATATTCCAAAGCTCAACTCCTGTTGGCGAGCGTGGAGGAATCTGGGAGGTTTTTAACGAGGGCGACCGAAGGCGCTATTATGTTCCTTGTGCTAGGTGCGGCCACAGGATGCTGTTTAAACTGCAAAACGATGCCGGGGAATTAAACTTGAAATGGTCAGAGGCAGCAAAGGTTGAGGAAGGGTGGAGCTTGCCGCTGGTGCAGGAGACTGCTTTTTACCAGTGCGAATTTTGCGGGGGAAAATTATTTGACGCAGACAAACAGGCAATGGTTCAAAAAGGGGAATGGGTTGCTACCAGTTCAACGTCTGAAAAGGGCGCACGATCCTACCACCTTAATTCGTTTTATTCGCCCGTTATAAGTTTTGGGAGGATGGCGGTTGAATATTTAAAGTCCACTGAAAGCATCCCTGCCACTCGCGCATTTGTAAACGGGTGGCTGGCTGAACCTTACAAGCCAACGGGGATGACAGTTGATCCCGAGCAATTCAGAGGCTTGGAAAAGGACGGGCACGAACGGGGCGACATTGTTGGCAAATACAGAATCCTGTCCGTGGATGTCCAAAGGAGTTATTTCGTTTGGCTTGTTAGGGGATTTGATACTGACGGCACAAGCTATTTAATCGACACGGGCACGGTTCCTTCCTTTGTTGATTTGAAAAGTTTGATGGACAGATATGAGGTCAATTATGGAATCATTGATACAGGCTACCGAACCCAAGAAATTTATGAGGAGATATTTCCTGAAAGACATTTTTGGTTTGGAGCAAAAGGGTGGGCAAAGATGCCGACCCCGTACAGACTGACAAAGCTGGATCCGTATTCTGTTTTTAAACGTCAGGCCAGAAAGGGCGGGAGCCAAATAAATTTGTTGCACGTAAACAAAGATGTTTGGCAGCAGGAGCTACTTAAAAAGAGAAGCGGCGTGGCAATGAATTGGTTCCTTTATCAGCAGATTGATCCCGAATATGTGCGGCAACTGCTTTCGACAAACCTGATGGAGACTGTAAACAAGAAAGGCAAAATGGCGAGGGAATGGGTTGTGAGCGGGAAGGACGATCACTTTTGGGATTGCGAAGTAAATGCCCTTGCCTTATCTTCCGCATTTGGGCTTGGGGTTGTTAAAGCTGAAAAGGAAGAAAAGGCAGCAATCAAGTCCCAGACTTTGACCGTGGACGATTCTATTTGGTAATGGCAGCACAACGCAGAGCAAGTTCGGCGGGCGGATTCCGGGTGGATTCGGCAGGGTTTGAAAGGTTTATGAAGGAACTTGCCCGCAAGACAGTTGCCCCGCTTGGTGAAGTCATTGAACACGAAACCTTAAAGGTTCTCCAAAAGTCAGCCCAGACAGTTGGCAGGACAACGGTGGCGAAGGCTGGGGGAAAGTTCAATCCGGGGTCAAAATTCTTTAAAGGCTGGGTTCGGATGAATGGGAAATTTTATTATGTTGGCCGGGGGGAAGGGGGCAAGACGGCATTCAAATATTCAGCCTCCGTGTGGTCGGCTCTGAATCACCGCATGGCGAGGTTGAGAAAGCGAGCCGAAACACGGGTGGCATTGAGCAAGGCAGTGTTTTACGGGGTCGCGGCTAAGTTAAAGCTTAAACGCTACAGCTTGGGATGGGATGAGCGGAGCAGGATCACCAAGCCTTACCTGAGTTCGGGAGGAATGGGCAGCCCCGGCATTCGCGGACCAAAATGGGCTAGGACTTTTTCAGGCAAGAAAAACCTGCGCGGCAAAAAGCCGCAAATCAGCTTTGACATTAACTCCACCAACACCTTTAATCCTACAACGAAAGGCGCGGGAAAAGTCCAAGCCGCAATGAATGGCAGGAAAAAGTTTTTTGAATATGCCGTGGCAAACAATTGGAGAAAAACTGCGGACGCAATTTCTAAGGCATATCCCGGACTCAGCGTGGAGCGATAAACATGGCAGCAAATCTTACAGTGGCAGAATTGATCACGGCGCGGGACAATCTGATGACCGCTTACACCACAATTTCCACAAGCCCAACAAAACAATATTCCCTTGGGGATAGGATGTTCACTTATGAATCCCGGCACGCCTTATGGGAGGAAATATCTGACCTCACCCGAATAATTCTTGCGCGGACGACGGGCCACAGCGCGAACGCTCGTGGCTACAATAGGATGGACTTCAAAGTTTGGAACTAGGATGAAAGTCAAAACAAACGGGCACCCCGGTTTTTTTACACGCGCAGCCGCAGCGGCGAAAATGCTTTTTGGTTATGATGCGGTGAAGAACACTAGGAACCGGAAGGTGCGTGGCCTGACCCCGTTAAGGGAGGAGGAGATTGAGTTAAATAGCCACGACCGGGACAAGCTGATTTCCACGTTGATGAATTTCAAGCGCAACAATCCCGTGGTGAAGGCGATTTCTCGACTGCGTAAAACGGACATTGTAGGGCCGGGGATAATGCCCCAGCCACAAACCGAGGACGAGGCGTTCAATGAACAAGCCTCCAAGCTGTGGACGCATTGGGCGCAGCACCCCGAAGTCACCAACACCATGACGATGGCGATGGTTCAAAAGGAAATAATTGATTCAACGCTTTTTTATGGTGACATCGGAATCCTTTTGACGCGCAACGGCCAGTTGCAATTGTTGGAGGGAAACAGAATCGGCAACAATTTTTCCCAATCGGTTTGGACAGAAAACACGACGGACAAAAATGGGGTCATTATAAACAAGCAAGGTCGCCCTGTGAGTTACACCGTGGGCGAGCGTATAAACGGGATGTTGCAAAACACGGTTTCCATTCCTGCCCGCAATTTGATTTTATACTTTAAAAGAATTCGCCCGAGCCAATGGCGCGGAGTTCCTGAGTTGGCGTCCGCAGTCAATTCCCTGCAAGATTTGGACGAGTATGAAACCATTGAGCTTATTTCCGCCAAGGTTTCTGCCAGCTTGTCCGCTGTGGTTAAAAAAGAAAATGCCGCCCAGTTTGAAATTATTGACCGCATGGACGCCAGCGAACAAGACACCACTGGGCGCTTGCAACGTTTCGAGCCGGGGACGTTCCATTATCTTGAGCCGGGGGAATCAGTTGAAACCATAAGCGCGTCGGGCAGACCGAATGTGGACGGGATTGATTGGTGCATTTATAAGTTGAGACAGGTGGGCGCGTCGGTGGGTGTGCCCGTTGAAATGATTTTGTCCACGATTGGGGAAAGCAGTTTTTCCGCCTCTCAAGGTTTGGTGCTGCAATATCAAGGAGCGATTGAGGAGGACCAAAGGTCGCTTGTTCAAGTATTAAACAGGATTTGGAAATGGAAGTTGAGGCGCTGGATGGCAGACGGCAAACTGCCCGTCCCGTCGGGTGCGGACGGCATTGATTGTTGTTGCGCGTACACCGTCCGCTGGCAGTTGCCAGCCTTCCGCTGGATCAATCGGGTGGCGCAAGTTTCGTCCGATGCAAGATACTTGCAAATGGGAGCTTTGTCGCTCGACGATGTGGCGAGCCAATTCGGAGACACGGCAGAATCCACCCTGCGGAGAAAAGCCCAGAACATTCAGAGCGCAAAGAAGCTTGCCAAGGAATTTGGCCTTGACTCATATCTTGAATTGATGAATTTTTACAACGTCAATACGTCGGCGAATTATGCTGACATCATCGCCGCAGCAGACATAGAGGAACAGGAGATTTTATGAGGGAAAAAGTTCTGGAGTATCTGAAGAAACCTACCAAGAAATTGCTGGACGAATTAACAACAATGGAACGAAAGTGGGTAAAGGCTAAACTGGATAGCGACGACAAGGGCGACGCGTCCAGTAAAAAGCCCGCCAAGTAAAAGTGGACACGGTTCTTGAGTTACAGGCCACGCTAAATTCAAAAGGCAGGACACACGCTGCCGCATTGATTAAACGCGGAGCCGTCAGCAAGTCGCGCAGTTGGGACGGGCCAAGCCCTGCTGCCGAAAACAGTTATTTGGAGGATCATTCGTGGGCAGAGTATGGCGCGTGGTTTCTTGGGGTGGACAATGAGGTTAACCCAGAAAGTAAAGGGCATTACAAGTACCCATTCGCCGATGATTTTAAAACCGTTTCGGTAAACGGACTGCGTGCAATTCGCGGACGGGCTGGGCAGACGGATGAGAAGGAAATTTTTAATGCCGCTGGCCCTTTGTTTGATGCTGCAAAAGAAAAGCTCGGGATGAGCGATCCATCCAGCGTTTTTGAAATGCGCGCCCGTTTTCAAAATATGCAAGCGTTCCGAGCGGTTGATTCGGAGCTGGGAACCATGTCGGACGTTTCAATCCTTGAGGAAGGCGAGGCGAAAGGGCATGGAGTTTTAATCACGCGCAAGACATTGAAGGGCGCGGCGACGGCATTGCAGGGTAAATCCTTGCCGTCGTATATCACCCACGCGAACGCGCAGGGAGACAGATTAACCACAGAGGTTGGATTTTTCTCAGGGTTTTATTTGGACATTGGTCAACGTGCAGAGGACCGAGAAAATGGTCCCAAGAGCCAATACAAGTTGAAGGCACGAACGTTTCAAGCGTTCAATGCCTTCCGTGATTTTCAGCCTGAAGCGTATGCCCGACTTTTTGAAATGGCACAAGTCCTGCCAGAAAATTTCGGGGTGTCGCTTGTTT